AGCGGCCGCGTTGACATTATCAAAGTACGGAAGGGCCCTAAACTCGACCGAACCCAAAGTACCAACCGAACCAGTGCTCTGAAAGTTACAATCACCATTGGCGTCAATAGTGATTACTTGACCACTTGTACCTGCCACTCTTGGTAGAGTGTATGCCGGGGTGTTCGGTGAGTTCAACTCATCGAAAAAACCAACTCTTTGTGGCGAATCATCTGTTACTTTTAAATCGGGCATAATTTATTAATTTATTTCTTGGCCTCAGAAGTTTTTCCAGCCTTAACACCAGCAGAATCAATGTGATGGTGTTTGGTAAGTTCAATTGACTTTGACCCTGCGACTACTTCGACATCCGCAGTAAGTGTTCCGGTGCCAGTTACATCAACGTTATTGTTAATAATTGTTTTTGCAGCTTTAATGTTTTGATCTCCACCAACGGTGACTTTCATTTCTTCTTCTACTTCTAAAGTGTAATTTTTCGCTTTTGTGTTCATATTACCATCAACATTTAAGTTTAGGTCTCCTGTAATATATATATTCTTATTCTTAATAACCACCTCGTAAGAATCTCCTACTATCACAACAGATCGATCACCAGTCGCATTGACTTCATCAAAAGATCCAGACTTGTGGAAGACCGAGATTCTTTCCTTTCCGCTCGTATCATCAAACTCTAAGACATGACCAGACTCGCTCTGATAGACATGATTGTTTGGATAGATCGGAACAACGTTATCTGTCAAAGAAGGAAGCGACCAAGGGGTTGCTGTTTCACCTTCGGGAGCCGTAGGGGTAACTGAAATACTAGATCGAGAATCTTTACTCGTATAAACTGCGGAATCCTTGTAATCCTTTCGAGCAGGTTGAGGAGTATCTGGTTTACTAAGAGTATCCTCTAGCGGATAAACCTGATCCGGATCGGAAAAGCCCTGAGAGTATTCCGGCCGTGCTTCGAACATCGATGGAATAGATCCCATGATAACCGGATCCTGTACGTTCGAACCATCACGAAAGAAACCAATGATCCAAGAACCTTGAACGAGACCAGTTGCGGAATAACCAATACCAGATGTCGAAGCCGACGTAACAGGCATCATCACGTTCGCCCAAGGAAGATCTTCGGTAGGAATGTCACCCTTATTGTCAGTGTGATAACCAAAACAACGAACACGATAACGACCCATTTCTTCAGGATCGTTTACATCCTCTACTACTCCGGTGAACCAAAGAAAGTTGCCACCGACAAAACTGTCTCCATATTCATTCATTATGGTTGTTTTGGTGAATCGTCTAAGTCAACCGAAAAAGAATCCCTCTTGACTCGAAGATTCACGTAATATTCATCATCTGAAAATTCGTGAATGGCTGAGGTGATCAGATACTTACCTGAAAGAAACTTATTCCTATGATCATTCCCAACGTCTTTACCCCCGACCTCTTTATACGCAATAGGATCGATTGCTTTTGGAAATTCTAGTTGTATTTTTCTTCCGGCATTGAGTTTAAAGTTTCCGTTTAATCGTATATCGTGTGTAAATGTATTGAACAGAGCATTGTATGCATTAATAAAGTGACGAGATACTTTGCTCATATTGTTGTAATTACTGTTATCCTCAAACGATTTTGAGTTTACTGAAATGTATTCGCAGTGAGCTCGAGTGAAGTCTGTCAGTTTGTCATCGCCAATCAGAAATTTATCTGATAAGACTTTCTTTCCTTCCAAAGAAGGTTTGTCCGAAAAATCATTTGAGTAATTGTACTCATACTTAGTATAAGTTTTGTTTGAATAATCAAGGTAATTATTCTGTGATGCAAATGCACCTCTTCTTGATTGAATACTTTTATTCAGTTTCAAGTCGGAAGTAACTTTTAAAATTCTTTGTTCTCTTTGTCGAAAGTCTCCATCTGTATTTCCATCAAATGTGAAGTCCCTTGAATCGAAATATGTTTCAAAAACTTTATTGTCTTCACCCACCAGATAAGATAGAGAGAAGAGTCTATACTTGCCATTCAGAGTTTGAAAAAAGAAGAAAGGAGAGAAGCTGTCTTCTGCATAGGTTTGTCTTCGAAACCACTCTATCACATCCATCGGTCTCTGGTTTGAAATGATTCCCTTTGAAGAACTAATCGAATCTCCCGAAGATCGAAACTTTTTTTCTGGTAGATTTAAATCCTCAGTTAATATCTTTTCTATCACGTTGGCGCTATTGTCCACATAAGATCGTGAAATCTTCTTTTGATTTGAGATGTAAGACTGCTCAGATATACCAACCAAAGTGATGACTTGAACATAAACCTGTTTATCACTTGTTCCATAGGTTGGATATTCACTGATGAAAAATTTCAATTTGAGATTCTTAGGATCTCCATTTCTTTTCTTATAATTGATGATGACTTCAATCTTTTCTTGACCGATCACCGGAAACTCTTCGATAAAGTTTGTGCTATCTTTCAACGTGAGTTTCATCATCAAAGATTGCGAATAGAGACTCTCACTTATCTCCATTTTGACGGCAAGGAATTTTATATCCTGTCTATCGCCTTTATAGTTTGTGATGAAGATATGGTCTAACTTATAGGCCGATGGAATACTCGCCTTATTTGAACCAAGTTCAAGATTCTTTCCAATGATTGCCATTATGAGTTGATTAAATTCTGATACGTTTCAACAAAATCTTGAATGAATTCCGGTCGAACATATCTTATCTTTTTTCTCGTCTCGTTCTTTTCGTTCTCATATTCGAACCAAGTCTGAATATTAGTAATACTTCCAAGAGCTCGATTTGGATGAATCGCATCGTAAGCACCAATGTCCACAATTGGAGAATCACCCGAGAGGAATCGATAAGGAGCATTGAGTAACTCATCATAAGCTCGATGTGGTCGATACGTGTATGTCGATAGATCACTTTCCACTAGAGTATCAACATCGGCTGCGATTGCATTGATCGATTTCAGATAACTTGTGTATATGTCTAACCACGTATCCTTCTGCGTTTGCGTTGCGGTAGATGTAAATGCAAATCGATATATTCCGGTTGTGCTATAGAAATCTGTTGCGGTTGCATCGTGAGTTATAAGTTGCAACATAAAATTGTCGTATCGCTCAATCTTTGCAGTTGGTTCGGCCGAATGATCAACTCGAAGAAACCGGAGATAATCATAATTCAGATCCAGTCCGTTCATCATGTTTCTTGTGTAATCATTCTCAGGACTGTTGAGAGGACTATCAGCGGATGCTGCTATGTCTGTTGCGGATGTAGGTAAATTGGGCAAGAAGATGAAAGCACCATGATCTCCATACTCCTGCTCTAAACCACGATGAAAGTCTACGTATGACTTATACCACTGGTTGAATCCATCCTGAAGAAAATCATTGATGATAAAGAATGTCCAATAGTAATCGGGTGTTCTATATAACTTTTGTGAAACGATGTCGGGCCTTTCTCCATCCTGTATCTCATAGAAAATATAAGTGGAAAAATCATCCGACCTTAAGGTGTCTACATCTACATGACGATAGACATCGACTCTCTTAGTAAAGTCGTTGGTTTCCTGAAGATCGTATTGTATTTTTGGAAATTGTTGAAAGAATGCCATTTTTTAAAATGTCGGGATTTCGGGGTCTTTTTCTTTTGGTAGGGTAATGTTTCCACCACTGATTTTCGGAATGCCATTTTCATCAATTCCTCTATTTGATCCCAAACTACCTTCTTCGAGATCATCAATATCTGTTCTTGTAAGTGTTCGTGTTTCTTGATAAGATACACTAATATCTACCTCAAAAGGAGCTCCGTCCCGATGAAACATATTTGTGGTCGAGTTAAAACTTGATTCAATTGATACCAAGTAACAAGAGAAAATTTTCGGTATAAACTTATTTTCATTTCCGTTTCCGTCAAGGAATCTAATAGTCCATGTCGGAGGAAATGCTAGAAGTAAACTCTGTGCATCGGATCGAGAATCAGCGTATGTGAATGCCCTAAATTTTGAATGAATTTTTCGAACTAACTCTGCCTCTTCTGCGGATTGTGCAATCATCTTAAATGCAAAAGTAAAGGATCGTATTGCATTTCCACTAAATGTGGTATTGGTGTTTGGATTTGCAATATTTCTGTTCTGAAGATTCATACCAGCCTTCAAAGTCTCTGGAAGAATCAATCTTTGAGCAATGGCACTTGCGATTTCTCCTCTTTTAAAATTATCGGTTGCCGCACCCATCTGTCCTTTAAGATTATCAACTATACCCCCCAGAGATCCATCACTGTTCTGTAAAGCACTCACTGTAGCTCCACCCAATATTCCAAGATCTACGGTGTTGTATGTTGCGGAATCATTGATCGATATGTTTGCGGGACAAGGAAAAAAGATGTGGTGTTGTTTTACTCCACTTGCGTCATCTTTTTGATGAGCAGTAAATTCAATGATGTTTACATTTGGCTGCCCTCGAAGATCTATGGGATAAACTAACCCACTCGTTTGACCAGATGTAAGAAACGATGGTAGATTTGATTTGCTCGGTATCAAGTTTTTTCCAATCGCTCCAACACTTGAAGATAGTTGAGATTGTGCGTTTCTTACTAACGCATTTGCTTGTTTTCCGACACCTGAAAGATTGAATAGATTCGCCATAGATAAATAGATTCTGTTCTTATTTATAAGAAAAAATGGCGTATAGTGGGAGATATAAAGTAAAGAATCCGGACAAGTATAAAGGTAATCCAACTCAGGTTATCTTTAGATCCTTGTGGGAGAGACAGGTTTTTCGTTGGTGTGATGAAAATCCAAGTGTTCTTCAATGGTCGAGCGAAGAGATTATCATTCCATATCGATGTAATACGGATAGAAAACGCCATAGATACTTTCCGGATGTTTACATCAAGACAAAGGATAAGGAGTATTTGATCGAAATCAAACCAAAGAAGGAGACAAAACCACCGAAATCCCGTAAAAAAACAAAACGTTACCTTAACGAAGTAATGACCTACATTAAGAACACCTCGAAATGGGAGGCTGCCGAAGAATATTGTGCAGATCGAGGCCTCATCTTTCAGATATGGACAGAAGAAACTTTGAAGGGAATGGGTATAAAATTGTTGACCTAATCATATAAATAGATGCATGGCCGTATCTCATTTTGACAAACTTCAAGCAGATGCTTTTCGTTCAGGTGTTCAACCTCGTACCGAAGAGTCGTTGAAGTGGTTTAAAAAGCGTCTTAGTAGTATCACAACAATCAATCGAAATAAGATACTGAAAGACGAGAATTTGATCAAAGTGAACAGACCTCTTACTGGTCGTATGTTCATGTACTTCTACGATCCAAAGACCAAAGAAACTCTCCCATACTACGATAAGTTTCCACTCATCCTTATGGTTGATAAAGCACCAAAGGGTTTCTATGGATTGAATCTTCACTATCTTGATCCAAAGAGACGTGCAATCTTCTTTGACAAGTTGAGAGATTACATGACCAACAAGAAATACAATCGAAGTACCAAATTTAAACTATCCTATGGTCTTTTGTCCGGAGCTCAGAAACTCAAAGAGTTTGAGCCGTGTTTCAAAAGATATCTCACCTCACAAATCAAATCAAGAGTATCAGAAGTTCCGGCAACCGAATGGGAAGCCGCACTCTTCATGCCAACCGATCAGTTTGTGAAGAACAAGAGGCAAACCGTCTGGAACAAATCACGTAAACTCATAGCATAATGTCTTTAGTCAACAAAGTTCAAGGTCTCATAAGTCCAACCACAATCGACGACTTCAAGTCGGTTATCAGTCGAAGAAGTGGATTGGCTCCGGCAAACCGTTTCGCGATATTCATGTCGCCGCCTTCTCAAACACTATTAAACTTAGACTTGCAGAATGTCGCGAGTAATCTTTTGAGTGGCAACTTTGGAGCAGGACAACTCGTAAACGATCCAAGAGACATCGCTATTTTATGTGAGAGTTGTTCTTTGCCTGGGCGACAGATACAAACTTTGGAGCATCAAAACAGAAACTATCGTCAGTCTGTGAAGGAACCACAAGGATACTTTAATGAAGATGTGAACTTTGTATTTCACTTGACCAATGACTACCACATGAAAAAGGTATTTGATCGTTGGTTAGATCTTATCATTGACCCCGAAACTTATCAGGTAGCATATAAAAACGAATTTGTAAGTGATGTAACTATACAACAGTTAAATCAACAGAATGTTCCGGTGTACGGTGTAAAGTTAAAGAACGCCTTTCCGGTAACAGTTAATACAATTGAACTAAATAACTCTTCTACCGAAACACAAAAATTGAATGTCACACTGACATATGAAGACTATGAAACCGAAGGATCTATCGCCTCCTCCATCGGTGGTGTTAAAAATGTAATTGGAGGCGTGCTTAATAGATTAATATAGATTATGCCATTACCAGTATTAGAAACGACGACGTACAATTTAGTTGTACCATCGACAAAAAAGAAACTTAAGTATCGACCTTTTCTTGTAAAAGAAGAGAAGATACTTATGATTGCTCAGGAATCAAACGATGCCTCTCAAATAGAATCATCAATAAAAGAAATAATTAAAGCATGTACATTTGGAAAGATTGATGTGGATTCTTTACTGACTTACGATTTAGAATACATTCTTCTCAAATTGCGAGAAAAAAGTGTAGGAGAGTCTAGTGAATTTTCTTTGTCGTGTAAAAAATGTGGGGCTAAGAATAAAGTGACTGTCAACCTCAATGATGTTGTAGTTGATTTTCCAGAAACAGTTCCTGATAGTAATATAGAATTGTCTAAGGGTGTGGGTATAACGCTCTCTCCAGTTTCAATTAAGAGATTGGGAAACATACATGAAAATGATATCAACTCAATTATCTCTACAGTAATCGAAAGCATATATGATGAAGAGAATGTATATCATGTTGATAGTGTCAGTAAAAAAGAACTAGATACATTCATCGATTCTTTTACTCATAAAAACTTAGAAGATATTCAGAATTTTATAAAAAATCAACCAACACTAAAACATACAGTTACTTTTAAATGTTCGGAGTGTGGACATGAGAACACCTACACATTAGAAGGAATCCAATCTTTTTTCTAATTTGCCTTTCTCACGATTCACTCGCCAATCACTATCAAACTAATTTTTCCATGATGCAACATCATAATTATAGTTTATCAGAATTGAATAATATGATTCCGTGGGAAAGGCAAATATATGTTTCTATGTTATTGGATTGGATAAGAGAAGAAAACGAAAGGTTAAAGAAAAACCATGGCTGAAGAATCATCATTTTTAGGAGTCATAGAAAGACTTAGAGCAGAAGGACAATTAGATCGAAATAGTGGATCTAATTCTATCAAGTCTGTGAAGGAAACATTCAAAAAAGAACTTACAAGAGAGGGACAACTCACTCGAAATAAGGGGACAAATTCTTTCAAATCTTTGAAGGATTCTATACTCGGTAACGATCTTGAAAAGTCCGAAAAAGAAAGAGAACAACTGTCACTCCTGAAAAGCATTGCTGCTGGAACCAATAAACCCAGCAAAGAAAAGGAGAAGAGCGAAAAGAAACAGAGTAAGGGATTTTTTGCAGATCTCGCGTTACTTTTTGCGCCGATTGGTGGGGTCTTGGGAAAAATTTCACCAATCTTTACTAAAGTCGGAAGTCTGTTTTCAAAATCTGGGCCGCTGTTTAAAATTTTTGGAAAGGGTGGATCTTTAGGTAAGTTCTTACCTGCTTTGGGAAGAGTGTTTTCTAAAGTTGCATTTCCTCTTACGATAGCGTTTGGTGTATTCAAGGGGATTGTCGAAGGAATAAAGGGGTATAAAGAAGGTGGTATAATGGGTGCCATCCAAGGTTTTTTTATCGGTGCGTTCGATGCTGTTATTGGAGATTTGGCATTAATGATTGGAAATATTGGTGAAAAGATCTTTGGTCTTTTGGGTTTTGACCAATTTGCTGGAAAATTCAATCAGGCCATTGAAGATATTATCGGTGGCATTAAGGGTGTTATGACTGGAATATTTGATAGTATAAAGGCCCTTTTTAGTGGAGATACAGAAGCATTCAAAGAAGCTCTTTCTAGTATTTTAGGATCATTAAAAGGAATTATAGTTGGTGAAGATGGAGAAGGAGGAATATTTGGAGCATTGACGGGTTTGCTTACAGATATCTTTTTCACATTTCCCGAGAAAATCGGTGCATTCTTTGACAGCACTGTTATTCCCTTCTTAACAGAAACTGTTCCAACATTCTTATCGGAAACCCTTTTACCAAAATTGCTCGAAGTTGGCCAAAATATCGGAAGGGTTATAAGAGACGTTTTTATGGATATGGTTGACATGATAAAGGAGAAGATATCAGGTTTAATACCAGAACCATTTAAGAAAGCAGGAGGTTTTTTTAAAAAGGTATTTTCTTCGGCGAAAGACGACGGCCAGACGGTAAGGCCTGTTGATCCTCGATTTGCAAATGCAATTTCTGCCGCAAGCAGGATTAATAAGGAAGAGTCAGCGGAGGATCGTTTGAAACGAGAAGAAATAGTTCCCGGCGTTACTGGTTTCAGTGATGACCAACAAGCGGCACTTGGACTTTTAAAAGATGCTCTGGCCGATGCTGATACTGAGAAGAAGAGATTAGCAATAGCAGCTAAATTTCGGGCCTTCAAAATAGATGAAACAAAGGCGGGAACCGAGGGATTGTTCTCCGATGAATTCAGTGCAGAACAATCAAGACTTTTTGCCCAATCGAGAAACAATACTGGCGCTGAAATGGAAGTGGGAATGTCAAATATCGCTGACGCAAAATCACAACCCGCACCAGTTATAGTTTCGGGTGGAGGAGGAGCCGGACAAAGTTCAACAGTGAATGCCCCAAGTGTTACTTTCAATGGTTCAAACCATTCAGACGAGTCAAATGTCCTAACACAACCATCATACGCTCTCGCTTAAATGAAAAAGAGGCGATACCAGATTTCTCCAGTATCGCCCCTCTGTTTTGTTTATCAGTTAGGTTAGTCCTGAGCCAACTTGGCGAAATATGCCAAGGTGTCTTCTTCACCTTCATCATTGCTTGAT